TTAAAAGTAGTTATACATAAAGATGAACAAAGCCTTAACAATGCTTACTGGAAACATACTAAAAAATATGGTAAGCAAGTATTGGGTTTTGCATTAGTACATCCTTCAGTAGATACTTGTTATGTACATATAATGGTACCAGATAAATGGGATGATAGAGAGGCATTAGCTATTATGGGTCACGAAGTGTACCATTGTTTATTAGCTGAACACGGCCCCCCTATAGTTCCTCAATAAAGGAGAGAGAGTAATGATTAGTTTACTTACAAACGTAGCACCAATAATTATGGGCTTCATTATGAAGCTTATGGCTATTAAGAGTAAAGCAGCTACAGATTTACAAAAGTTACAGTTAGAGGCATTAAGTGCTAGAGCAGCTGAGGTAGATAAAGCTAGAGAAGTAGCTAAATCAGAGAGTCCTTGGGCAGCACTCAATAGAAGAGTAATTATATTTGTACTACTTGGTATTATAGTATTTACACAGGTTGCTCCAGTATTCTTAGACGTGCCTACTGTTATACCTACAATAATTAAAGGTACAAGTTTTTTAGGTTTTGATATTACACCAGACAAAATAGAATATATTACTGTTAATGGCATGTTAAAATTAGATGAAGTTTTTAAATGGACTACTATTATCGTAGAGTTTTATTTCGGAGCACAACTAGCAAAGGGGTAAAAAATGGACTATTGGACTATTAAAGAAAAAGTAAAAAAATTAATTAAGTCTCATAACAAATCAAGAAAAAAACACAGGGTATTCCCCTGTAATAAAAAACCACAATCATAACCACTTCTAATAAAAGACTATTCTGGGAGGCATTATGTATAAAAGAGCGATTGTTATACCTGATCAGCACTTTCCGATACACGATGAGAAAGCAGTAAAAGTAGTATTAAAGGCAATAAAATATATTGAGCCAGATATATTTATAAATTTAGGCGATGTTGGCGAGTGGGAATCAGTTTCTGCTTGGAAGTACAAAGGAAAGAAACTACCTCCTTTAGAATATCAAATGCCTTTGGTCGATGAAGAAATCAAAGCAGTTAATAAACAAATAGATAGATTCGATAAAGTATTAAAAGAAATTAATTGCACTGAAAAATATATACTTGCTGGCAATCATGATGAATGGCTAGATAGTTTTGGTGATAATCATCCATATCTAAATAAGTATAATTTTAAAGAAGCCTGTAGATGGGAAGAAAGAGGGTATGAGTATAGAGGATATAACAATGTTTTAACTATAGGTAAACTTAGTTTTGTGCATGGGGCTTATGTGACAGTTAATCATGCTAAAAAGCATTTAGATTCTTATGGCACAAATCTTATTTATGGTCATACACATGATGTACAAAGATACTCTGGAACCAGTTTACATGATGGTGCTATATTTGCACAATCTTTAGGGTGCTTAAAGGATATGTCATCAGAGAAGAATAAATGGTTAAGAGGGAGATTACACAATTGGAACCATTGTTTTGGTATAGTTACTTGGTTTGATGATGATACTTTTCAGCTAGAACCTATTGAAATTAGCAAAGGAAAATGTTCTGTCTGGGGAAAAATAATTAAATTAGGTAAAGGAGACTAGTATGTCGTTTAAAACAACGCCAGAAATAGATTATTCAAGTGTAGGTCTGATAACAGACATACCAACACATTCATTACCAGATGGAGCTTGGAATGATTGTTTAAATGTAAGATGTAAGGATGGATCTGTTCATGGTGTTAATTCTTTTTCAGATAATATAGCTTTACATGGTACCGATACAGTTATATCGGGTGGTGAGGCTATGGCGGTAACACAATTCACGCCCGCAGGATACAATTATTTAGTTATAGCTTATATTGTAAAAGGTACTGATAACTTTGGTCATGTAGTAACCTACAATACAAATACTTCTGCTTGGAATGATATTACAAACAGCACAACAAATTTAAAGTTTACTTTTGATGAAAAGTATCCTCCACAGATATTTGTTTTTAATGAATTACTTATTGTTAATCCCGCTGTTGATGCCCCACCACAATTCACTGATGCTGGTATTTCTTCTGGAAGTCTTAATATAATGCCTAACTGGCCTGTAAGTGACCCTGCTCCAGCAGGAGGAACAACGTATCCTATTGTTACTAGAAGTTTAAAGCCTTTTGGTAATAGATTAATGGCTATGAATATCTTTGAAGAGAATACTTCTTCTGCGAGTGACGATGTTAACCTACCAATTGATATATTATGGTCTTCTCATATAACAAGTATAGGGTCTTTATCTAGTACTGAGTGGACTGCTAGTACAACTAATACAGCAGGCGATGCTTTCGCAATAGAAACTCCAGGAAAGATATTAGATGGAGGTCAACTAGGGGAGTTCTTTATAGCTTATAAATCAGATTCTGTTATAAGGGTTGCTGAAACAGGAGATTCTTATGTTTTATCATTTGAAAGTATTTTTGAGGATGACGGTATCTATTCTTCTCGTTGTTTTGCTAATATCGGTAATGCTCAGCATTTGGTTGTCGGCAATTACGGTGTATTTATTCACGATGGTCAATCACAAAAGACTGACGTTGCAAAAGGAATATTTCAAGATACTATATTCTCCTTAGTAAAGGCTACGGAGAAAGATAGGTCGTTCTGCTTCCAACAGACTAGAGATAAAGAAGTATGGTTTTGTTTCTCATCATCGTCTAATACAGCTAATGGTTGTGACTTAGCTTTCGTTTATGATTACAACGAAAAAAAGCTACACAAGAGAACTTTGCCAGGACTAACTGATATATACGAAACAGAACTTAATGGGGTTTTACAAATATATGCCACTAAGCCAGATGATACTAAAATACAATTGTTATCTAATACGGCTTATGAAGCAGATGGTTTCTTTGTTCATGAAGATGATAATTTATCTGATAACGCTACTATTAAGTGGATTAATGGCATTTATCTAGATTCAGTTGATAGCGTAAAGGTTGGGTTGATTGCTACACAAAGACTTACTGATACTAAAACTTACACACTACAGACATTTAATCCTAGTACATCTCATAAGTTAGATGTAAGAACTACAGGCAGATACATGAATCTAAAAGTACAGATGAATGGAAATACCAACCCTCAATTAGGAAAACTACAGTTTGATGTTAAGTTAGCAGGTAAACGCTAAGGGGGTGTTATGGCTATTATTTCAGAAACAGAACTAAGGAGAAAACTTAGAGAGTTAGGAGCAAGTGCTGCTTCTTCTCAAGCAACTGCAGTAAGAAATGGAGATACTTGGGAATATACTACAGAAGTTTTGTATCTAGCTTATGCTAGTAGTGTTACTAATGCTAGTTCTAGTGGTGTCATAACCAATCAAAGTGATGCTATTGGATTTCAATACACTGCTTTCAGTGCTTCAGGAGTATTATTACCTTGGAGGGGTTATTCATTTTCCAAAAGTATATATTCTTCTGGGGACCCTACAGATTACATATGGGAAAATATTACGGCTTCTGGTAGTAGTACCTTGGAGCGTTATTACTCTACCTATGCTGGTTTATTAACTGATATGGGCGATCCTGATTATCCAGGAACAAGACTTGATGGTACTGATGTACCTTGGACCTCTATAGCTGTTACTAGTGCGATTCCTGACACAGCTTTCTTTGTTGCTGAAAAATATACTATAAATGGCACTAAGTCTACTTGGAATGTATATGCAGTAGCTACAGAAGAAACAGGGTTTGGATTAATACCATATACTATTACTGGTAGAAATAAACCTACACTTAATAGTACGCAATGGAACACCGATACAATAACAGCTGTGACTGCGTATACAGGAAGATCTTATTCTGTTATCAAAGAATTAGGTTACGGTACTACTGTTGTTATTACTTATGACGATGGTAAATTGTACGGAACATTAAAGAAAGTATCAGGAGTGGCAACATGGGCAGCAACATCGTCATTCATTGACGGAGAGTTGCTACTATCTGAAACGGTAATAGCAGATAAGATTGCTTCTAATGCCATTACTACTGGCAAGATAAAGGTTTCTGGAACTGGTGCAGTTACCGCAGCTTATTTTGGAGCAGTAGCAGCAGCAGACGTAGCTACGGCTATTAATAATAATACAACTACTGTTGACGGTGCTAAGATTACTACTGGTACAATTGGCACTTCCAGTTTAGCTGCTAATGCTGTTACAACAGATAAGATAAGTGTAGATAGTGAGATACTAATCTCAAATAATGCAGGTCGTATTCGTTCTGGAGACATAGGAGCGGGAGGCACTGCAGGCACATTTCCAGCAACTTCAGCAGATATAACAGGTTCAGGATTTTTAATAGGAAATGACACTAGTAATAGTGGTACTGCTAAGTTCTTATTCGGAAATGACACTCAAGCTATTTATTGGGATGGCTCTACTCTGTCTTTACTAGGAAAGTTTATAACAGACTCGAACATTGCCTCTATTGATGGTAGCTCTGTATCCACTCAGACATTTAGAATCGGTAGTCAAGTGGCAATTTCAGACTGGAACAGTAACCATTCTGGATATTACATATACAAGACACACATAAGTAGTGCAGAAGTAGGTAGAGCCTTATACTTTACGGTTAACGGAGATTCTAATCCAGTAATATATGTTAACGGAGCAACTCCAGGAGCTAATGATTTAATGTATCGCAATCCAGATACAGAGGCTTATACTGGTACAGATGATTTTTATTCAGACTATTCTACCTCTGATTTTTATGGCATACCTATCTCTGATTACTCATTCTCTAATCAAGGTAACTTCTTTGTTCCTCAAGCGGCTGGACCATTATGGGTAAGATTTAGTACTAACTCTAATATCACTTACCAAATATACGCCAATGGTATGAAAGAGTACCATACGGTTGAGATGTTTACAGTTTCTAGTGGGGTATCTACGGCTGTTACATCTAAGACATTAACATTAGATAATACTTTTGAGAGTATAGAGAACATTCAATTAACAGCAAGAGCTGCTGAGGGCAATCCTTCAGCTGGTTCTACTCATTATGCTTCTAATGTGACGACAGGTTCATCATCAAGTATAAATTTTAACCAAACCACTGCAGACATCATCGAATTCGATGTTGTTGTTGTAGGATATTAAGGAGACTTATGGGAATTATAACAGGAACCCCAGTCAGTAGTACAACATTAACGAGAGCTGCGGCAGCAACAAAGTTAACAAATACAGGAACCTCTAAAGCTAATTTTATCGCTGGTGTAGAGGATATTTTAGACACCCTTCTTGTTAGTTCTAGCTCTTTCTTGTATAGTAACATTGGTGCTGTTACCAACGCTTCTGTGACAGTACCTGAGGGAATAACAAAGCTAATAGTTACAGGTTCTGGTGCTGGTGGTGGGGGTGGAGCAAGCGGCTCACACGAACAGGCTGGCGAATCAGGAGGTAAAGGTGGTTCTTGTATTGAACGACTAATCACTGTAGTGGGAGGAGAAACATTAACAATCAACATTGGTAGTGGCGGAAGTTGTCCAGGCAGTTGGTGTTCTTCTGGAACATCTGGAGGTGCAACCACAATATCTGGTTCATCTTCTGGAACATTACTAACTCTAGGAGGAGGTGGTGGTGGAACCTCTAGTCCTCCAGGAGGTTCAGGATCAACAGGATCGGTAAGTGGAGGTTCTGTAGGTCGCACATCAGGCTCCTTTAGTAGCGTTTATAATGATAGTGTAGGAACAGGTGGTAGTGCTGGTAGTTACTATAATGCTGGTGCAGGGGCTGCTGGTATGCTATTTATTACGATTTAACAAGGACTATATATGAAAAATTATTACAAGGTTGTGGATGGCGTTGCTACTGAAGGAGCGTTTACAACTTATTCAGGAGTGTCTGTTGAAAGTGATTGGGTAGAATCGGGTGATAATGCTGGTATAGGTTCGACTTGGGATGGTGCCGTATGGACACCTCCAGTAAAAGATGTTTCTTTAGAACAATTACGAATAGAAAGAGATAGACTTTTATTAGAGTCTGATTTCTCTCAGTTATCAGATGTACCTCATACTGACGATGAGAAAGTATTGTGGTTAACATATAGACAAGAACTTAGGGATTTACCAGATGGGTACGTTCCTACTCCAGAACCAGTTTATCCTACTAAACCTTAAATGGAATAAATGATGTATGAAATAAAACAAATAGTTGGTGAGGATATACTCATCAGATATAACAATTTGAAACGAGAAATAAGTAGAGCTTTAAAACATAGTGATGGTGAGTGGACAGCTGTTCAAATAGTTGAGGCCGCTATTAAGGAACCTATGATGTATCATATATGGGAAGTCTTAATGGACGGCTCTCCAGTCGCCATCGCTACTACAAGGATTATTACATATAATAACTTCACTTCGCTACACATTATAACTTTAGGTGGAAGTGAAATATACGAGGAAATGCCTTACTTAATTACTAAGTTTGAGAAAGTAATTAAAGAGTATGAGCATATTGACTATTTAGAATATACTGGTCGCAGGGGTTTTATCAGGCAACTTAATAAAGTTGGTTGGGAAGAAAAGTATGTGACTATGAGAAAGAACTTAAAGGAGACTTAGATGTCAAAAATTAAAATTTATGATGGTGTAGTTATTGATATGGCTACGAGTAAAATAATTAGCAAAGGCAAAGCTACTTGGGTTGATTCTAAAGATGTTGCTTATACCAAAGGAGGAGGTTCTTCTACTTCTACTACTGGTTTTGCTCAAGAATTCAAACCTGAAGTTAAAGCTATGCTTGGAGAAGGTAAGGGTCTTTATGATTCTGGGCAATTGGGTTCAGTAGCAGGGTTTAATGCTAACCAACTTGCAGCTCAAGCAGGTGGAGTAACCTCTGCGGGAGCACAAACAGGATTGGAAAATGCACTAGCTGCTCAAGCTAATGCAGGTGTAAATCTATCTGGTATGCGTTCTGCCGCTCAATCACAAGCACAAACGGCTCTTGGGCTGAATGCGGCTGGTGCAGGCCGTGCAGGTAGTTTAGGCGGTTCTAGACAAGCCATCAATAGTCAGTCTATAGCTAATGATTTAGCAGCTAAGTTTGGACAAATAGATCAACAAGCACAAGCACAAAACTTTGCTAATAAACAGGCTGCATTACAAGCTCAAGGAACAGGTGCGAAAACATTGGCTGGTATTGGTGCGGGACAACAGCAACAAGCACAGAATATTGCTGACGCTCCTTACAAGGGTTTGTCTCAATATGCTTCTTTGTTTCATGGGGTGGCTGATAAGTCTACTACTACGACACAATCAGGAGGTAAGTAATGAATAGTATATGGGGTCTCTCAAATCAACAACAAGCAAGAGCAGGGTTCGATGATACAGATGGTACGCCAATACACTATAGTCCTTCAGGTGAAAAGTCAGGTTCTTATTATTTTAATCAAGCTCAACAAGAATTAAATGGGCAGCCATCTTTTCATGGTAGTGATTACAATTGGAATAATCCAGGAATGGTAACAGCTGAGGAATACCAACAGCTAAGTAACTCTGATAAAGCCGATATAAGATTGCGTGCCACAGAGATGGCAATGGAAAACGATGATATGCATACCGCAGGAACTAGTTGGGATGCTCACAACAGGGTTAAAAATAACCTTAATGATTTTAACTTTAATAAAGACACATATAAATATGAGCCTTATAATGACACTACGGGATTGACGCACAACGGCAAGCATTTAGCACCCGCAAGTGAGAGGGGAATACTTAATTCAGGGGGATTTGGTGATATTATTAGTAAGGTAGCAGGTTTAGCTGTACCTTTTAGCGGCTTTAAATTTGGTACTAATTTTCCTGACATGATTAATAATGCTATAGATAAATATACTGGTGTATCTGACTTTAATGTTGGTACCGCAATAGGTAACGCATTTACTCCACCTAGTAATGTTTGGACGACAGCACCTACAACAGTAATGGATAGTGGACTAAGTGGTGTAGGTAGTAATGACAGCCCGTCTAGTAGTGGTAACACAACCAATAACTCTGGTTCTGGTGGTGGTATTTGGAATGATAGTTGGGGTGATGGAACTGAAATTTAAAATAGGAGATTAGTGATGGGTTGGTTTGACGCTATGGATAAATATACTAAAGAACGCATAAAGGAAGATAGGATTAAAGAAATCCTAGCAAGAAAAGAAAAAAGTAGAGGACCGTTAGGAACACAAAGTGTTTATGGTCTTGGTCCAGAATATTGGGCAAATATGTCAGAAGAAAATAGAAGAAAATTCTTTAATCCAGATATGTTAGAGTTTATGGACCCTAATGAGTATTTTCAAATTATGCCTGAAGATCATCCTAAAAGAAAAAATTGGGATAATATGAGTAGACGAGGTGGGCCATTAGCTAGTCAACCTAAGTGGACAGAAGATAAGTTTGCACCTAAAAGTTCTTGGTTATCTTGGGCAGAAAGGAGTTCGGATGCTCCCGCTATAGAAGTTCATGAGGGTCCTAATGTTAATCGTGGTGTTAAACGAAATCCAGTACACCCTGATTTGCCTTGGTATAGAATTAAAGTAGATTTTTAGGAGAAAAAATGAATGGTATATACAGTCCAAGAAAAATATGGGATAAAGAATATTTTACTCAAAAAATGACAGCTCCTAAAGCAGCACAAATACAAAAAGGTTTTTGGGAAAGAATGGGTCCAACAATAGCAGGTGCATTTGCTAATGCTGTTGTTCCAGGTAGTGGAGGAATAGCTCAAGCCGCTGTTAGTGGACCAGAACCTATTACAGCAGAAGCTCCAACTAATGCTGTTTCAGGAATGCAAACAAATACAGAGCCTGTTAACATAGCAGGAAATACAACAATGACACGAGGACCTTTGGGTCAAATTGGTCAATTTAATAATCAATATAATAAACCTTTTGATAATGAAGAGTATATGAGAAGGTTCGGAGGATTTAATTATGCCTAATATATGGAGTGGAGCAAACTGGACGGAAGGAAAAATGCCAGCAGGACATGGTAATCCAGGAACACCAGAAATTAAGAAAGACTGGTGGGAAGAAGGAGCAGCTGCAGCAATAACTGCAGGAGCACCAAAACTATTTGATTACATTGTAAAACCTACAAAAGTAGGAACTGCTGGAGGTATGATACAAGAACGAGCAGCTCCTCCAGATCATTACGGTAGATTTACAAAAGCAAAAAACAAAGCAGTTAATTCAATGGCAGAGCAATCAAATCTATTGGAAGCAACTAGAAAAGATTTCTTACAAAGAACAATAGATTCTATTAGAAATTACCCTGAGAGTCCGTACAAAGATTCTTCTGATGAGGAAATATATAACCATATAAAAAACAATCCTGAAAGGTATTATAGCTGGTCAACAGGAGATGAAAATAAGAATCATTATATGAATAAATATCATACTGATCGGTTTACTAATGAAAAAGGTATGTCTTTAAATGACTTTATAGCAGAACGTAATAGATTAGATGAAAGAATTAAAAAATCTTCTAATGCTTATAATGCGTGGAAAGATCAACCAAATGTAGGAAAGTCTATTTATAAATCAAAACTTCCTGGATTTACACCTGATTGGTTAATGCCAAACTTACCAGAGAATTCTGTATATGCAAGAGATCTTAATAGATTAAAAGAAGAGTCTTCTACTTTTGATGACTTCAGCTGGGAAGATTTAACTAAAAAAGAGACATGGAAAAATTGGTTGGGAATGTAGTATTAAACAAGGAGAATAAATATGGCTGGATATAATCAAGGCAGTACATACACTGGTGGATATGATAACTATAAAGAATATATTGCTGAACTGATGGAAAAAGCCGCAAGAGAAAGCTCTACCTTTGATAGTGAAGTTGAAGATCCAAATAGTGAGGTAGTAAAACAAACAACTGAAGATTCTAATGGAACAAAACTTACTATTGAAAACAAAACAAACAACCCCAAGTGGAGGGGAGAAAACAACGAACTAAAACTATCATCAGGGAAAGAAAAAGAAGCAGGAAACAATACTAATAACTCTTCTGTTTTTGATGTGGACGAAAGTGGATTTAAAAAGGTTGTCATGCCAAATGATACAGTAGTGAAATCAAGTGGTGTTGATGAATTAACATCTCCAGAAACAGATGCGTTTTGGGAGCAGGAGATTGAAGATGAGTGGGATAGTAGATGGAATACATACCGAAAGAAAAATGGACATGTAAATCTTCTACCTACTGATGAACTATTTAAAGATATGTTAGCGGACGATAATTATTATGAAGTCCTAGAAGACGATGGATCCTCGACTTTTATACCAAACGCAGAAGCAGACCTATCAAAATCTTGGGAAGACGACTTAGCAATACCAAAAAGTAATACAGAAACAGAAGAAGCAGTATTAACTGAACAGCAAGCTATAGATAGAAATAATTCATTAGCTTTCTTTACAGAATTAGAAAAGTTTGATACTAGAGAACAACATGCTATGTTAAGTGGTACTGTAGGTGAATGGATTAAAGAAAATCCAACTGATGCCGCATTATTAGGAATAAGTATAATTCCAGTAGGTGGTCCTATATTATCATCATCAATTATGGTCGGCGGTAAAATTATTGGAACAGTGGCTAATGTCACTAAGAACTCTAAGTGGGGTAAAAAGATTTATGATATGCTTTTTAGGAAGGATAAGTTTTTAGAAGGAAGTAAAGAAGCTTTAAAAAGTACACAGAGGAAACTAGCCTTAGCAAGAGAAGCAAAAAGGAAAGCTAAAGAAGTTTTAAGAAGGGCAGAACAAGCTTTAAAAAACACTAAAGCAAAACCAGGTTCTAAAGCATTTCAAGATTTACAAAGAGCCGTAGAAAAAGCAAAGACTAATTTTTTAACCCATGGTAAAACCATAAAAAAATTACAGAGTAATATAAAGTCTTTTAAACCAAATAAAGTTTACTCTCCAGAAAAGATTACAGCAGGTGTTGCTTTGGGCACTCTAGGTATTAAAAGTTTATTTGATGATGAGCCAGAAGATAAAACCAATACAAGTAAATCTTCAGAAGAATTTATAGAAGAAAATAGAAAGGATGAATTAGATTCTTTTAGTGAAGCTTTAGCTAACTTAAGAAAAGATAAAGAAAGTTCTACTATAGCTGATGCTGTACAAAATGATTCTAATGTTGCTAAACAGGTTCTTGATAATCAAAGACGTATTCAAGATGAATATGGTATGGAACTAGCTAAAGATTTATTTACTGTAGCTGTTGGAGCCCTATCAGGTTTTAGTCCTATGGAAATATTAGGAGCAAAAGGTGATGAACTTATTCTTGACCAAGCCCACGATAGAGCTATGGAACTTCAAGGATTTAAAGATAGTAAAGCTATGGCAAGAGATAAAGTTAAAGCGGATGCAAAGAGGGATAAAGAACTAAGAACAACACACCAGTCTAATAGAGATAGTACCGAATCTAAAATGATGGATATTATCAAACAAGGTGGTAAGAGTGGAGGTAATTTAGACTCCCTATCAAGCGAAGTCTTAGGTGCTTTAATGAAAGCAGATGAACTGAAAATCGATTTTGGTGATAAGGGTGTACAAAGAGCCCTTGTAAAAGCAACTCAACAAGCTGTTGAAAAAGGTGGTTGGTTTGATAGTGAAGACGAAGAATCTGCTAGAGCAAATATTACTGGTCATTTCTTAGGTAATATGGCTATTCTTTCAACTCAAGGAGGAAGTTTAAGTAAAGACGGTTATGCTCTTAAAGATGCTCAGGCAGTTAATAATGCAGCCTATACTAATTGGCTCTTCTCCAAACATTCAAAAGCAGAAATAAAAGCTGTTTCAACAGCAAAGTTAAATGAATGGAAAGAGATTAGGAAAACTAAAGGTGAGCAATGGATATGGTATAACAACTTTACAGGATGGGCTGTACAAAATCTGAAACAAACTGGGCAAATGTAAACGCAGGAGGCATACATGGTTGCAAATAAAGAATGGCTCATTGACAAATACGGAACCTTTGAAATGGGTGGACGTGAGTATTACTTAGAAGATGGTGATACATGGGTAGATACAAAGTCAGGAGAAGTATACCGTGGAAAAGGGTTTGATACAGCTGAAGTATTTCACGAAGAAGGGGAAGGAACTAAACCAGGAACAGCTAGAGGTTACCAACAAGCTCAAATTATCTCTGATGTTATCCGAGACCAGGGCTTTAGTGAACAAGAAGAAGAAGGCACAGGTTTTTATGGTAGAACATTAGGTGTTCCTTACAACCCAGAAACAGAAACATCTTTAAATAGAAAGCTACACCAAGAGGGTTTAGTTGATTTAACTTCTTACACAGGTAAAGGCGATCAAGAAGCTTATTGGGCAGGCAAAATGATGAGAAGCCTTGTGGGCGATGGAGATCAGTATTGGGATAGAGCTAGAAATGAACTTGATGTTGGTAGTGCTGGTGATATTTATATACCTAAACGACAAGCTATAGATGAAGCACAGTTCGCAGAAAGTCCTTGGTTGTATAACGATGTAATGTTCAGACATCAAGGAAGAAATATAAAGAACGAGGCTAATTCAGCATTTGCTACTGGATGGGACGCAGGCTGGAATAATATTTATGGTTCATTACATGGATTTAAAGCAGCACTAGGTGATGCTATTGGCAACGAAGAAATGTTTCAAAACGGAACTATGGGGGTAGAAGAATATGAACATAAAAACTCTTTACTTCCTACTTATGCTCAAGATGTTGGCGAGATAGAAAACATAACACAAGCAGGTAGATATATGGCTGGTATGATGGGACAAGCATTACCTTATATAATGGGTATCGCTGGTTCAGCAGCAGCTGGTTCGTTTATTGCAGGTGCTAGTGCTCTAGGATTAACTCTTGGTGCAATACCCCCAGCATTAACATATGCTGGTGAAGTATACGGTAGTATGGAAGGCGATATGGACGAGCGTAATGCAGCCGCAGCATTGTCTGCAGGTATAGTAATGGGTGTATTAGATAGGGTTGGTTTACATGGGTTACTTAATTCAAGTTCTATACTTAAGAAAGATGCAATGGAAAAGATAGCTATCGAACTTCAAAAAAAGAAAGGTCTTTCTGAAGCAGCAGCTAAAGCTAAAATAAAAGAAGCAACATTCCAAGTTGAAAAAGAAGTTGCAGATGCAGCTGGAGCAATAGCACATATTGAAATGAGTAAAACTTTATTGGCTAAGGAATTTGGAACCTCTTTCTTAAAAGGAGCTGGGAGTGAAGGTGTTACTGAGGGTTTACAAGAATCAACTTCTTATGCAGCATCAGTAGCTGGATCTAAAAGAGAATGGAATGATGAGGATTATAAAAGAATTCTTGTGAATGCTATTACTGGTGGTGCTTTACTAGGTGGTACATTAGGTGGTACTTTAACAACTGGAAAAGGGTATGGCTCATTTAAAAAAATGCAAAGACAATATTCTCAAGCATCTACAGACGTAGCTAAAAACTTCTTTGGTGATGGTAATAATATAGAACAGTATGACGCTTGGATTAATCATTTAGAAATTGAATCAAAAGACGAATTAAGAAATACGTTTAACAGACTATTTAATACTAGCATAGAAGATGAAAAATATGGTGAAGCAATAAGAGATTTTAAACAATGGAGAAAAGAGTCTGAAAATGGAAATTTAGCTGGACCTATGCATAAGAAGTACAGTAATATAAAGGAAGAACTTGAAAAGCTAAATAAAAAAATAATCGACCCTGAAGCAGAGATAACAAAGAGCTCTAAAGCAGATGAAGAAGAAGGGCGTAAGGCGGACAGTATAAAAGAAAAGGGTGTACTAAGAACTCTTGCTGAACTTCCTGGCAGGGCTGTACAAAAGGGCGGGGCAAGACTATTAGAAAAGTTTATGAATAGTAATGATGTAAGTGATGCAGCAAAGCATAAGCTTGCTATTATAATGGATACATTTGCTCCCTCTAACACATCTCATATGGCAGGTATGGCTGCATACAAATATAAAACACTATTAATGCATAGCCTTTTAAACCACGCTGACATGGTCAAATCTGAGTTTATTCGTATATTTAATACTAGGAAGGCGGGTAAGGATTATAATACGAAAATGAGAGAATTTGAAGCTTGGCAGAGAGAAACTGATGAAGGTAACACTAATGGACCTATGCATAAAAAGTATAGATATATTGAAAAAGACTTGATTACACTACATGAAAGAATAAATAGTTCAACTAACGCCCTTTGGGCTGCACATAGTAATTTAGTAGAGGAAGTTAGAGACCCTTTAAAGGGTTATTTTTACAAATCTGCTGTGTTAAATCCAGAGGCTGTCAGAAAAAATAAAGAGTTATTTATCCAAACATTAGTTACTGGCTGGCATTCTCCTGCAGAAGGGAAAAAACCACCTGATTTAAGAAGAATGAAGCATGAAGCAGCTGTGCAATTATGGGAGGATATTGTTAATACTCCCGAAGGATACGCCCACGATAACACTAAAGATATTGCATTTAAACATCGTAAGGCTGGTACCCTAAGAAGAACAGAGTTATATCTTAGAGATTCTCAAGTAATGAATGAGGTTTTCTTAGAGAAAGATAACTTTGAAAAGTTGAAGCTTAATATTACCTCTACCATTAACCATGATATGGATAGAAAAATGCTTGGTAAAAATGGTATAAATTTAGATAGGGCGTTAATAGACCTTAAAAAAGAAATGGGAGATACTTGGGACCCTAGAATTAATGCTTTAGTTAAAGACTCTGTTGCAGCAAGTAGGGGAGATTATAAACCAATAAGCAATAAGTTCTTGGCTAGTATTCAAGGGCACTTAACTTTCATTGGAACAATAACTCAACTTGATACATCTGTACTTGCGTCTTTACCTGAGATAGGTTTATTACTTCTTAATGCACCAAAGCATGGAGGAATTGTAGGAATAATTAAAAAGGCTAGTAGAGACTTAAAGAAACATTATAAAAGGTCTTTAATAGAAACAGCTCAGAATGTAAAGAGTGGTCTAGGAATAAATATGGACGAATACACCCAAAACCAATTGGATTTTTATAACTTTGGTTATGATTCAATTAAGCATGGTGTAATGGGACATATGGATATTGGACAAGAAATTGATCATATGTCTAAGTTTAAAAAGAATATGCTACAAACTTTCTTTACTTTAAACTTACTTAAACCATATACTGATAGTACTCGTGTAGCTAAATTAGCAATGGCACAAGATGCAATTGTTGATGATTTATATATTGTATCTACATATTTAGATGGCGGAAGTAACTATGCAGCTGATGCTTATGAAAGGTTAAGGGAATTAAATGTTAACCCAACTAAACTAGCACAAGAATATAAAGATGCTATCATAATATTGAGAGCTGACCCTACAATTATAAATAGAGATGTAATGTATAATAAAATAGCTAACGATGAAAGGTTTGTTAATTTAATAGAACAGTTACAGATTGCTAGGAACTCATATGTAGATAACGTGTTAGCTAATCCTAATGCAATAGATAGACCTTTATGGTACTCTAATCCTCATTTTAGGTTAATGACACAATACAAGGGTTTCCTATCAACTTTTACTTCTCATATTCTACCTAGGATTTATAGGCAGGTGAGGCATGGTAATCCTGAAGCAAGATATCAGGCGGTTGCAATGGCTGCAACTATGATTATGTTTGGGTTTTTAGGACAAGACTTAAAAGATGAATGGAAATTTAAAGATGGATATAATCCATGGATAGAAGACACAGCAGAAATACAAAGAGGACTAGTGTCTTCTGGATTATTAGGAACTCCTGGAGAGTTAGTGAATATCATTCATCCTATTTATGATTTTAATAGAGACGCTATAGACTTTGCTAATGAATTTGCAGGACCTTTTACAGGAACTCTGGCTAATTCAGCTAAGTTAATCGAAAGTGTTGTAGGTGGAGATGGAGCAAGAGCTGCTTATTATGGAAAGAAATTTACTCCTTTAGTGGGTAGATGGAAGGGCTTCAATGAAAGAGGTGGTTCAAGTGAAATTAGCTTTTAATAAAGGAGTATTTGATGGCTTATAGTAATGTTAGTACAGGAAAGTATGGCGGTAAAAAACAAGAAGAAAGACATGTTATTAATGAAAAAAGAATCGAGGAAATAATAGCAGAAAACCAAAAGAAAAAAGCTGATGATGACGAATTTGAAGCAATATTAAGAGAGTCTGAATACACCCAGCCTATTGTTAGCCCCGAAGCTTCTGAAGGATTACAAAATGTTCTTGATAACGCTGTAAAAAACCCTAGTGTTGGTGCGGCTATGGGTGTCATTGAGGCAATACCACCAAGACCAAACACTAATCAAGGTGTTATGTCTGGTCCAAATGTAGAAACTTTGACTGATATGGATTTGGTTAATAGGGGTGATACATCTGAGTCAGCAGCTACATCTTTAAGAGAGGCTATTAATGCTCAAGATCAAGAGGCTGCTTTAAATATAATGGGTGGAATCGAAAATGCCAATATTGTTTTAGAAGACCACAAAGATTACTCTGCTAAAGTAATTAATCAGATGAATAATTTAACCACTGGTATGTCATCAGCATCTTACGAAGATTACATTAATAGAGCGGCAGAAGATTTAAGAACAGACCCAAGGTCTGTTGCTGAATATATGAGCACTTGGTTGACAGATTTTAAAACTCTAGAATCTAATGGTGTACCTGAAGCTTTCTCGGATGCAGCTTTACATGCTGTGTTACATGTGCTTAAAGATAAAACTCTTGGTGTAAAAGAAGGCATTAAAGATGATAAACAGACGGAAGAAACACGAACAGAACAAGAGAATAAAAACGCTACTGTAGCAACACATGAAGCTATTGGAGGAATAATTGAAGGTGCTTTTAAAGTTAAGAATGGAACCCCAACAACTAGGGCTATAGGTGGAGCTCTTGCTTTGAGAGCTGTGACGGATGCTTTAGGTTCTGTTACATACAAAGATAAAACAACAGAAAATGTTAACAAAATGGGGTTATTTAAAACAGAATTAGAAAGAGTAGATGATAAAGATGTCTATGTAACTAAGCTTACTGAAGCTGGTTTAAATGCAGCGGAAGAATTATCTGAATTAGGAAACCTTGTTATACCTGGCATGAAAAGAGATGTTCATAGCAATCCACCATTAAGACAAACGGGTGCATTAGCAACAGTCTCTAAACAACTACAAAGAAAAGAAGACCCTAATAGAAGAGCAGGAAAGGCTGAAGATACTAACAAAGGTATTCATGCTTTGAATGGTGTTAAACATAAAATAAACAAAGATTTGGCTGCTAAAATTAATGATTCATTGAGAAACCAAGAGGTTGTAGATATCTTAGAGGGCCCAAACTTTATAAATATAGAGGGTATTGAATGGAATGGCAAAATCCATAAGAGAAGGGAGAATGGAGAAACATACAGGGTTAGATATATAGTACAGGATTATATAAATGGCCAACCTAATACTAACCCAGGAAGAAAAGTTCCAAACCCTAACTATGGTAATCCAGCTGCTGAAGACTCTAATCAACAATGGTTAGTAGAAGAATATCATGGAGACTTTGCAAAAGATTTAGCTTGGAATGAAACTTGGCAGTGGATTGCGAATCATGTTGAAGATGGTTTCTTTTACTATACACATTTTATTGGAGGAGCTAAGAGGGTTCATGTTGATCAAACATTGGGTAACTATCAATCTAATAAATTAGCTAGGGGTTTACTTGAGGCAGCTCAAACCATTGTATATAACTTAACATCTCAGAATGACCTTGTACCTTTGCAAGCTGGAATCTTAAAAAAGTTTGGAATGAACAAAGTCAAACATGGTAGTAATAAACAAATAGCAGACCAATTTAATGGGATTGTAAGAGGTTGGAAAGCAATACAAGATGCTCACACAAATGCAGGCGGTGCTGGTATAGCACCTGAACTTGTAAGAAAAGCTGGAGAAGAAGAGGGTTGGTCTTCGATAAATGCTATACATGAAGGTATAAAACTTTTTGAGTATATGAGAGACCCACAGAATAAACTTAAAGAATACAGGTCTGGATTTATAACAGAAATCGATGGAACTGCTAATGGTGTAGCAATTAATTCAATGTATGCTGGAGATCAAAAAACTGGTTTATATACTGGCATGTTGGGTGCAGACCCACATAACGATGTTTACACCTTAACAACTGATATGTTTTTAGAGATAACAAATAACTATAGTGGTTCATTAGGACCAAAGTTTTCTCATATATGGCAACAGTTAGGGGCACAAAGAAAGTACGCTAAAAAACCCTTAATGACTTTTGGATACGGTGCTGGTGAAGCATCTATTAAAAACGCTTTTAAAAATGAACTATGGAGTGAAATAGAAAATAGTGCTGAGTTTAAAGGTAAATTAAAAGAGATATTAAAAGATGAAAGGTTGTTTCATAAGTTTGTCGAAGATTCTGCAGTGGCAATGCAAACAGCAATTGGTACTAATTTTCCTAATCTACAGTCGTTGTCTAAAGTTATAGCTGCTATTGTTACGAGAGCTGTAGAATTAGGCGTAGCACCTCGCACTATTACTGATAATAATGATTTTATAGAGTTTGGTTTATCTGAAAGAGTAATAGATAAATCTAAGAGTTTTAAAGGAAGCTTAAATAAAAAAGCAACCGCAAAACAAAAAAGTCGAAGCTTGTATTTCAATACATTTGAAAGGGTTAATGACCCAGCTGGAAAGACTTACAGTAAATCAGCAGAAATTGGTACTTACAAAGCATCTAAACAAGCTCCTGTTTTGGTAACCCAATCAATGGATTCCTTGGTAATGATGCGTACAATGGATAAAATGAAGAAGCGTTTTGGTAATAATTTTTATGCTGCTCAAATCTTTGACGGTGTTATGATACCACCTAAGCATGCTAAAGCTTTTTCTGAAGCCCTACATAAAGAGTTGATTCATTTGGGAAAAAATTACAATGTTATTAATAATTTATTAGAAGGTATTTACAATACTGACCCAGCTAGATTTTATGATTGGGCAGTAAAGGCTGGTATGGAAAAGAAACACGAGCATAATTGGCAAGAAATTATGAGGTATGCTTTAGGTACAGAAAATACTAAAGAAGGAATGCCAGCTATTTATATTTACAATAGAATGAAAAGTGAGGCTGCTGGTAAGACTATTAAAACTCCACACTCTGTGCAAAAAATTATTAATCGTTTGAATACATTAAGAGGAGAATATGTTGCAAAGATGAATATAGAAGATATGTATCAGTATGGTTGGGACTTTCCAACTCGCCAGTCTGACCAACACGTTCAGGATTTTAAAGCATCTCGTTGATAAAAGTAAAATAAAAAGTAAAAAAAAACCCCCTACAAGATTCCGTTAAGGCCTCTTGTAGGGGGTTTTTTTTAGTATCCACGAACCTTTATAACTTGTTTTAGGTTCTTTTCTGCTTCTTTTCTAAGTTTATTTGCGATTTTATAAGCTTCTTTTTGAGCTTTATCTGGTCTCATTCCTTTTTCTATTAAGGCTTCTTTTTCGTCCTTAACATTGTTCACGCCAATAATGTCTAGCATTGCTTCGTTTATCTCTGGTTTTCCTTCTAGCTCTGGAGATAAATTAAATTCTTTAATGAATTCTGCGTCTGTTATTCCATGCTGACTCATAATATTATGATCTTTCATGTTTGCTCCTAGTGGTTGGTTATTATAGAAGAGCCGACTTGTTTCGACTCTTCCTCTTCTTCAGATAAATAATTTAACATTGAATCTATCATGTTACTATTATCATCTATAGTAAATACCATTTCGATAACTTCTGTTCTGTTTAGTTTACTTTCTTCGTTATCAATAATAGTAAATGTTGCTTTACATGTTTTCATGTTTTCTCCTTTTGTTTTTTCATTGTAATCAAATAGCTTGGTACAATATTCTTTCAGGTTCATGATATTCTCTTTTTAATTGTTCACTTACAGTGTTATCATCTCTTTGCATACATCTTTCCATATATCCTTCAAAGACACCATCTTTTTTCATTCCTGCTGATTTAGCAATTTGCTCATAATTTCTTGCTAGTATTGTACACGCTTGAATTTTACTTGTTTCAGTCATTTTTTCTCCTTATGTTGATTGTTTTTTATTTATTATTTTTATACGGTAACCATCCTTCGATAATTGATCAATTTCATAATCAATTTTTCCATCATGATAATTTATTAATGCAGCAGTTACCCCCTCTTGGAACTTTGTTTCTCCATGTCTCCATGTTATGTACCCGCCAACAATGGTGAGTACTATTACAAATAGTATTTCTATCATATATTCTCCTTTTATTTTTTTTCTTGAAGTGCGACTCTATTAAAGCCGAGTTTTTTTAGGATTAGAAGCGTCTCTAGCCATGCCTCACATTGGGTTGTTATACCAGTGTCGTGTGACTCTCTTGAAATCTTATAACATCGTTCAATTGCTTCGTTAGTGTTTATCGTCCTGGTTGTCAATGAATTCTCCTATGAGCTCAACAACAATATGGTCTTCTACATCCTTACCAGCCTCACCAAAATCTACTGTGTAGCCTTTGACATATTGGTAATTATCGTCTTTTATCTTTCCACCATCTACAATTGCATCCATTAAAAACTTATGAACAGGAAACCAGTAATTATCTAAGTCTTTTTTTTGGTTTCCTTTAAAGAACAACGTGTACTCTGGACGCAACCATAAATACTCTGGTAGGCTATCAACAAAGGGCTCAATAAGCTCAGAGTAATGTTTTTTACATTTAGCTTGAGAACCCCAGTGCATTTTTTTAAATATATTTTGTGATAATTTAACTGCTTTACCTTTACGAGTGTATGTTGGATATTCTAATATAGCATTGTATTTCATTTTATTCTCCTAATAGACCAAGCACCAGTGTTGTTATTCTTATTTACTTGAACTTGGTTACCTTTATAGGATTTTCCATCGCATAAGTCTATTAATTGTTGTCTAAGTTGTTTTTGTTTGATTGTAGCCTTATCAACATCATCTTTTGCTTTTTTCCATGCTTTTGCAATATCAAACCATTCTTTGTCATCTCTAACAATAACATCTTTATCTCCAGCTATAGGTTTTTCTTTGAAATATTTAGCCCAACCATTTAATATTTGTTGTTGGATCTTTTTATCTTGTTTTACTATCCTATGTAAACCAACTTTGTTTTTTCTATCATAAACCCAAAAACTACATTGGTTTTGTTTAGATAATAACATTTGTTGTTGCATTTGTAAGACATAATGCATAGGAAGTTCCTCGTCTAACTCCATGTTTGCCCATAACGGAGAGCAAGAGCCACTAAATGGCACTTTTATCTCTAAGATAGAGTTACCCTTGCCTCTTTCCATTCCGTCCAAGGATGCCATTAATGGAAGCCCATTAATTGTATCTGTTATACAACATGGTTTGTATTTTGTGTTTGTTATGTTTTCAAATAACTTTCTTGCTTCGTCTTCTGTTTCTGAACCAATTCTCATTGCATCTGTTAGCTTAATCTTTATCTCTCCATTTTTAACTTTCCATAATTGTAATGGTGTTTTTGGAGTCCAAGGAGAAAGTTCTAACACTGCTGCAACTTCTGACGCTGTACCATGTTGGTTTCTAACTTCTAACCATTTTTTACTTCCTTGAGGAAGCTGTTTGTCTGTATATATTTTCATATTATTCCTTTTATTGTTTAGTTTAATTGGCTGTTATGTATGTCGGAGACAGCCACCCCGCTAAACTGTTCTATTGGTTATGAAAAGGGTAAACATGTAAACCCCAAAGGAGACCAATAGAAAAGGGCATACACTCCCTTTAATCTGTGTCTCTTTCTTTCTTTTGTAATTCTAACATATTTTTCTCTTTTCCTTTTCTATATCTTATCTGTAAATGCTTTACATACGACTTTGTTGCTTTTGTAGGCATACTGGCTTTATATGTTTTCTTAGGAGGCCATATTCCGAATCTTTGTTTATATTTATATGATGCCCACGTCTCTTTGTAATCTTTGATCGCAGCCATTCCTAATAACTCTTCATAAAATACATCTCTAAAATCATCTCCATATTTCTCTTTAGCATCGGCAATCCTTGTTTTCTTGTTAACTAATCCTAATTGTGAATCTATAAAAGATATATAATCTGATTTTGATTCATGCATCTTACCACATGATGGACATATATTTGACCCAGAGTATGTTCTAAAACAACCTTCACAAATAATAACAGATTCTTCTTTAGTTGATTGTTTTTTATCGGCTGTCTTTTTAACCATTCCTTTTGTTAAGTCCCACTCATGGTTATCGTCTATAAAACCATTTATATAAACTGCACCTGAATGGTCTATAACCATAGCATTTTCTTTGTTTTTGTACGGTCTAAGAACTCTTCCTACCATTTGAATATACAAACCTAGAGATTTAGTTGGTCTTGCCAATATACAAACTTCAGCAGACGGAGAATCAAACCCCTCTGTTAGAACCATACAATTACATATTACTGTAATCTTTCCTTCTTTAAAATCATTTAATATTTGTTCTCTTGTGTCGTTATCAGTTGACCCGTCTAGATGAGCAACTTTAACTCCCATTGATTTGAATGATTCAGTTAGATTTTTGGAATGTTTTATTCCAGAAGCAAAAACAATTGTTTGTTTACCTTTGGCTAAATGTTTCCATGTGGTTGCTATATCACCAACTAGTTTTGGTTGGTCCATTCTTTCTTCTAATACTTTAGAATTGAAATCCCCACCAATAATACCTATTCCTTTTAAGTCGGGAATAGCTGGCGAATAGTATATTACTTTAACCAACGAACCTTGACTTGTTAGCTTTTTGATATTTGGAGCACAAACCATATGCTCATATATAGAACCTAAACCATCACCGTTTCCTCTTACGGGAGTAGCTGTTAACCCTATAATTATTGAATTTTTGTATTTGTCTATTAGTTTTAAATATGTATTTGATAAAGACCTATGACATTCGTCTATAAATACAATGTCTGCTCTTGGTAGAGACATTTTCTTTGAGTTTAAAGCTCTAGCTCTTAAAGTATCTACTGATGCTATTTGAACTTTCTCTAAACTATTAGACTTTATATTAGCCATAATAATCCCATGCTTTATATCAGAACTTTCTAGTTTTTCTGATGCTTGTTTTATTAACTCTCTTCTATGGGCTAAAAATAATATCTTTAAATTATTCTTTGTAAAATAATTAACTAAAGCTGAAGCCATTACAGTCTTTCCTGAACCCGTAGCAGCTTGAAGAATAATTCTTTTTTTACCTTCGTTTTTTGACTTGACTAATTGATTTAATACATCTTTTTGATATTGTCGTAATTCGTAGCTCATTTGAATGTTTTGTATAATGAAACCCCGATAAACAATATAAAATAAACCGTTAAAAATATTTCCATGTTTTTCTCCTTTTGTGTTTAGAATGCCTGTTAAGGTACAGGCAAACCATATACTCATTTATTTAAAATGGTATGTCCTCATCGCCAGCATCGGCTGTTACTTTTTCTAGGCTAACTTTTTCTTGAGGTTTTGTGTCGAATGAAGGTATAAATTCCCCTCCATCTTCATCAAACTCCACTAAGTCTAGAACTTGAACTGCTTGAAGCTCTAACGATGTATTTTGAACTCCATCTCGTGTCCAATTATGTGCTGAACATTGGACGTTGCATATTGAACCATTACCAATCAATTCATTGAATGGGTTGCCATATGTGTCTACAACGATAACTGGCTTTTTAGGTTTACCACCTACTCCGAAAGTAGTTGATTTCTTCAATTTTACTTGACGAAGTCCATCCTCTAAAACCAAATCATGTTCGGCATCCCTCTTGAATTTTGGGAATAGTTTTGTTTCTTTATAGGCATTTGCCTGCTCGTCTGATAAAACGACTTGGATAGTCCAGTTATCAACACCTACACCTTGGAAGGGAGGCTCTGGATTATCATCACGCAATTTTGCCCATAGGACTTTTACATTCTCGAAAGAATATTTATTTATATTTGACATTATTGTCTCCTTTTATTGTTATATTAGCTCTATATAGAACTAATTTTATTAATAGCAAGTCTTGTTATTTTCTTGCTTTTCTTTTCCCTCTATAAGGGCAACATAGGATTTCTTCATATCTACCAAGGCTTGTAGCCCTAACAGAAGAAATACTTTGATATCCTTATTTCATTCAAATCCAAAAGACCTGATTCAGGCATTTGTATTTTGAATTCTTCATCGTTATCTACGAACTGTTCTTTCATATCTTTTATGATGTTACAATCGTACATATCGATAAATACCTCTTTTGTTGTTTCTAACAATTTATCTACATCATCAGCATGAACTGAAAATGAATCATGTATTGCTCCAAAAGAAGATATTCCTATATCTTTTAAATGATTTATAACTAGACACATATGACTTGCATCCATAGAATGCACATAATTTGGACTTATGCCCGACATTATTTCATGCAGTGCTGGTTTATCTGTTGTTTCATAATAAACAAGGTCTATACGGGTTTTGTTAATTCTTACAACTGTTTTTCTTTTCTGTGTCGTCCACTTTTCTGATTTAACTTCAAAACCACTAGGTGTTTTCCATTCAGCTGATTCATATCCTAGCTTTGTTATTCTATATTTAGTAAGCTCTTGTAAGTAATTTTTAATTGCCACTGGTCCTGAACATAGACTGTTATACGTTCCTACTAAATCTTTAGCTAATTTGTTTGCTATACTTCTTGTTATTTTGTATTTCTCTGTCATTCCTGCATCATAGCAATCGGTATATATTATGTTAGCTATACATTTCACACCTGCATCATAAGCTTTAGTCATCGTTCCTCTTTTGCTTATTCCCTTTCGTATTAGTTTCATAGGTATTTTAGAAAGTATTTCACCTAAATCATTTCCCACGTTCTTATTTATTATTCCTTTAGCAACTATTATATAGAAGTCTATTGGTTTTTCTTGAGGTGTAAGACCCACCATCTTTCCTGCTACTTGGTCTTTACTCATTGCAGCTAAATGTTGTGTTCCGTTTACTGAACCATCTATTGCTATTGGTATTTGTGTGTAGTAGTCTCCTTCTTCAGCTAAATACTGAACAACCTCAAAACATAACGATAAAAATACCCATGGTTTTTCCGCATTTAACCAAATCTCTTTTGTTTTTATTGGATCCATTGCTATTTCTAATAACATATCTAAGTTGTTCTCTGCCCATTTTATTCTATCTTCCAATGTCATTTTATCTACTGATATGTCGGGTATATTATCTTCTTTTAGTTCTGTTAAATAATCACCTTCTATCCAATCTAGTTCTTCTAATTCCTTTATTTTGTATGATTGGTTATAGCTGTTTGCAATATGAATTAACATAAACTTATAGCCCTTATCTGTCATTATCTTTTTCTCTGCGAACATTAAATGTCCTCTTGCTAAATCAGATGATTGATATGAAAAGTATGGGTCTCTTGCATAAACTCTTCCTCTAAAATCCAAAAAGTTAGACATATAAAACTTATAACCTAACCATCCTGGAGTTTTTGTGTCTCCATGTATTGTATTTAGAATAAATTCGTCTCTGTTTGATTTTGACCTTAACCGTAAACACTTCTGTTTTGCTAACCAATACTTGTTTTCTATTTCATAGTCCACTATTGCTTTTTCAAGCTTTCTAGTTTCTTTATCGAAATTGTTTGTATTCGTTTTAAAGAGTTTTAAATTCTTTTCAATCTTCTTTATTTCTCTCTCTATTGCTTGAACTTTAGCACTGTTTCCTTTATGTGGTTCAAATAAGGTACCATTATTAAATAAATCAACATTTTTAAGGTGTTTGTTTTTGTTTTCTCTCTTTATATCGAGAACGCTAAACTCTTCCATTTTGCCATCTTTTGTCTCTAGGCTTATGTCGGTATTAGTTAAATGTTTTTGTAGTAATTTGGATATCTGAGCTACGTTAGGATTAACTTCCCACTGAACTTCTTCTAATGAATTTATCGCTTTTATAAATTCAGGTGGATTTTGCTTATTTATCTTGATTGAATTTTTAACTAAAATATCTACGCATCCTAAAACCATTCTTTCTCTAGAATTCCATTTTGGATATTTCCTTATACTTATACCTGTTCTTTCTTTTATTGGTAGTTTTATATCTTTAAATCTTTTTCCTAGCTCTAAATGGTATGGTTGGAATCTAATGTTTCTTTTTATGCCATATATTTTAATTGTTTCATATGTTATATATTCTTCTCTGTGTAAAGTAAGATAATCTTTTTTGATAAGTGACTCAATTATTAATGAACCTAATTGAGCGTTTTTATGTGTGTTTATATTGGGTATATTTAATGAACGTGATGATATTTCTCCTACTTTAATTAAAGTATTAGTTAACCAAATCATTCCTTTGTTTTTGCTAAAGGTATATGTTAAATAATTAAATGTTTCTAGAACAATTGTATATGTTCTAAAGTCATCCCTTAAGCATTTCGCATCTCTGAATAATCTTACTGCAGTTCTTTTATTGTTTTTAAAATCTGTTACTGTTTGTTCTATATCCCATACTATTTCTTGTACTTTATATTCCATAAGCCCCCTTTTTAGTTAGTATGTCATTTTGATCGTAACCCATTCTCTCTGGAATAAAAACCCAAGCCTCTATTCCTTTCATTTTTAATCTTTTTGCTAATTTATATCCTGCTGCTTGTCCTGTATAATTATCATCATTATCGGCATATATCCATACTGACTTTATTTTGGTAGGAGGTATAAAGTTTTCTAGACAATTTGCATTCATTGCTGCGAATGCTGGTAATCCTGAATCTTTATACGCTGCATATGCTGACTCTATCCCTTCAGCTATACATATTTTATCTTCAAAGTCTGTATGTAATCGAATTGCTGCTCCAGTAATCGAACCTTTTGGAGGCATTATTTTTCTTGGTGGGTCTATTTTAGCTTTTTTACCATCTTTTGTATATGTTAAATGATAAGATACACCATTTCCTTGCCAGTCTTGTATAAGCCCAACTAAAACTTCGTACTCTCCTTGGTTCTTCATATCTTTGTAGAAGTTTACTTTTGCTTGTTTTAGACCATCTGGATATTCATCAAATCCTCTAGAGTCTAAATATTTTGTGACAGATGTCCAGCCTTCCAAGTTTTGTGCCTTTTTAGCTATTGACCTTAATGCGGGTACTGGGTCAAATTTAGGATTATCTATTAATGTGTTTTGAGTAATTCCCAATATTCCTTTTATTTGTTTTGCTGCTGTAGCAAATGAAATATCAAAATACTTTTGTACTAAATCCCATCCATCTCCGTTATTACACCCACTGCAAATATATCTTCCTTCGTTTTGATAGTCTGTAAATCTGTATCTGTCTTTTCCACCACACATTGGACATGGGCCACCTTTACCTGTTAAGTATTTTTCTGGCATACCTAATTCAGTTAATACTTTGTACCACTTTCCTTTTACTTCATGTGTTACATCAGCTTTCATATTACCTCCTTAATGTTTTAGATATGTTATGTTTTTAATTGATTTGTCCCAGCACATTGTACAACCATTACATTTGCCTTCGTTTTCAAATGCTCTACATGTTGCTTTATTTGTATCTGTTGAAACTGTGGATGTGTATGTGTATGCTGGCGGTTTCCCGTTTACCATTGTTCCACTTAATCTTATTATTAAATTTGATGGTATTCTTTCTTTGTAGTTTTTAATTATATTTGATTCCTTTGTTGGCAACCAATGTTTTGTTTCAGGTGTTCTTCTTGCTACCTCTATTATCTTTTTTAAATGTTCTTTATTTTGAATATCTCCACTATCAAAATGACGGAATAGTTTTGTCTTTGTTATCTTTTTCTTATTTTGTATTACATATACCCAAGCATTAACCCAGTTTTTGTCTCCGATTAATTTTGTTCTTTTGCTTAATGCCTTTTGTACATTTGGGAATCTGTAATTGCCTTTTCTAGCGTAACAATCCTCGCATACAGACCCTTTTATTTTAGCTAATATAGAACCTGTTTTACAGTCAAAAGCAGATAAATTAGAACTACATGTATCTAGTTTAAGTGGATTTGCAACACCACCTATTATTTCTTCTGCTGTTTTTAATGTTTCTATTTGTATCATTTTATTCTCCTTTTTACAAAAACACACAGGAGGCACACTTGAGCTTGCTCTTTAGCTCAAAACGTGCCTCACATATTGTTTATATTTTTAGCATTGCCAGTTTAAGCATTGCATCATTTTCTGGTCCATCCCATGATGTTTTATATGATTTCTTAACTTCCCAGCTGTATTTTGGTTTGGGTTTGTATCTGTTTTGCTTTTTCTCTATTATTGGTTTCAGTTTTGTTTTGTGGGCGAGTTCAGATATTAACACTTTGCCTCTGTTTAATCTTGATACTATTGTTGAATGATTAACATTTAACTCCTTTGCTAAATCTATTGCATTTACTTTTCTATTGTTTTCTATAGTATATATTTTTCGTTTTCTAGACATTTTGTTATCCTTTTTCTAATAAATATTTACTTTCATCTAATAAAACATTACCCACTCTTTCCCAACAATATTCACTTTCTTCAACTTTGGCTATGATATCACTCCATACTTCATTAGAAATACTTTGTTCTAGCCATTCTTCAACTAAACCTTTTTCCCACCATGCTATAAGTATTTCTTCTTCTGGGTCAAATTTTTCCATTACTTTTATTAATGTTTTTATATTCATAATCCTATTGTCCTCCCTCTGGTATTATTTCCATTTGGGGTTCTGAAGTCCAAAATGCACCTCCGCTGTTGCCCTCGTCATCTCCACTTGCTAATATCCAACTACCGTCTGTAAATATAATAATTGGTGTTCTTTGCCAGTGCAGTTCAATTGCCTCTTTTTCTGACATGTATTCAATTTTATCTATTATTTTACCTTTAAATATTTTAGTTGCGTCTCCACTCCAATCTCTCATAGTTCTTTCTCCTTGTTTTCATGAATTTCAAATTTTGATGGTACATATTTACTATAGTTATTTAAAACATCTTTTTGTAGTATTTGTTCCGCCTCTTCTTTAGTTTCAGCCTCAACTTCCTCTATGGATGAGTGCCAATCTAAGAAAAAACTAAATGTTTTCTTATTTGTTTTAGTCATACGTCTCCTTTATTATGTATGTATATCTAGATTCTGAATCACATTTATGACAATAACAATCGCCATCATCATAAATTACTCCACTCCATTCATAACCATTTAATGTTTGTCTTGACCATACGTTTAAACTTATATTGGCTGATTCACAATATATGCACATATACTTTTTCATATTATTCTCCTATTCTATTTGCATCATTACTTGTTCGCATTCGTTTGGTATTGCTGTACATTCATACATTGTTGGCGAATCACCAGTTCCATATGGATCTCTAGTTTCTTCACAATATTCGCATTCTTTACAACTTGAAAAGTCTTCAAATACTTGGTCTTGTAATTCGTGTAAATATATGTAATACGATTCTCTTGCTGTTGAACTCATTTTATTTTCTCCTTATCCTTTACATATTCCTTGATTAATTAACTCTTTTGCAACTCTACCAAACCACCCTTGTAGTCTCCAACATGTGCCTTTATTTATAAGTGTCTGCCATGCTTTAATATAATCTTCTTCTGTGTTTGATTCTATCCAGCCTTCAGCTATACCTATAGCGTTTGCCTCAATGTATCTTTCTGTTAAAGAAAGTTTTTCTTCATTATTTATTTCCATTTTATTTTCTCCTTACCATGGTTGGTCGTTTTCCCAAGATTTTTTTGCTGGTGTTACTATTTTATTTATTTCTTTCTTGTTTTCAGTACCGAATGGATATGTGTTACGGTTAGTAGGTATTACTTCTATACCTTCGTCTTTAATTGTTTTTAGTACTGTGTTATATAAAACATAGACTGCTGTATATGCACAAAATTTATCTGTTGGTTTTAATGTTTCTATTAACATTTGTACATATTCAAACGCATCTTCTAAATTGTCTTTCTCTGCGAATAAACCGACTTTTCGTACTTTTACCATATTATTCTCCATTTTCGTTGGCTTGCCTGAAAACACAATGTACTGTAGTGTTTTTATTATTGAAAATCCATTCAAATGACGTATCATCATGTACAATGCTTTCAAATAATGAGAGGTCATATTCATTTATGGGTATCTCTATTGTTAGTTCTTTTGGTAATTCATGACTTTCTTCTTCTACTAAATCTTCAATCAATTTCTTGTTCAGTAGACCTAAATGCTCCATTAAACCTTTTGTTGTTTCATCACTCATTTTATTTTCCCCCTTTCTTTATATTATGTTCCTGCGTTACATTTATACAATGAACTTCCGTATGTAGTATAGGCTGTGAAGTGTTTACTCTTATTTCTGCTGATTCTTTTGCCTTTGTTTTAGCCTCTTTTTCATTTTCTGCATCAACATATACCCAAGTTCCAACTGTTACGTCAACTCCTACATGATATTCTCTCATTTTATTCTCTCCTTGTCAGTTGTTATAGATGATAAATCGTGTGTCTCATGCCATCCACCTTCTTGTCTTGTGAAATTTACATGTTCCATTGATAGAATTAATGCTATATCTTCTCTATTAAGTGTTTTTAATTCAAGTTTCCAAAGCTCATTAGCTGTTGTTTTTGCATAATCGTATAAAGCCAACTCTTTTGTTGCATAGTATTTACTAAAATATAAATTGTTATGTGAGTTTTTTATTTTTTGATGTTTGTTTGTAAGTTCATAAATTACCATAGTATTTCTCCTTATTGTATTGTTTAATAAACTTTTATGAAGTGACAACTCCATGAATCATAGTGACAATGTATAGGTGGTAAAAATAATACCCATACTGTTATATTTATAATTAATGACACTATGATAAATAGAATTGTTTTTTTAACTGTTAAAGCCACCCTGATATTTGACATCCGTCTTCTCTGTAAAACCAATCAATATCTAATTCAGGAAACTTTTTTCTTAATATATTTACTATTCCTTCTGGTGGTGACCAAGCAGTTTCCATTATGTAGTTTATAGTTTGTTCAGTTTCATCTATTATATCTACACTACATGCATCCCATTTGGTTCCCCAATTGTTTATACACCACATATACCAATTGTCTGCTCCGTATTTATACTTTAATTGGAATGACTTTTCTTTTTGCCAGTCAGGTTTGGCGTTTTCAGAACCAGAAACAGTTCCTTCTAACTCTTCTGGTATTGGTTTTATTTTTCTAAAGCTAAAAATATTTTCATCATTTTCTTGAACTAAATCTTTAAATGATTTAATATCTTCTTTTGTTCCATATACTGATACTTCATTTGTACACCAATTTGGCATAATTTTCTCCTTTTATTCGCTAATATCTAGCATCATGTTAATTGAATCTATTTCATTACATCCTTCGCAAACACCACCGTCTACTGGTATTAACTTTTCATCGAATACTTGACTTTTATTTGTGTAAACATCAATATTGTATCCACCGTTTGAATGATCTTCTAGGTAATAAAAATATCCGTTATTCCAAAAAGCTACTTGCCTTTCATGTTTTAAAACTATTGCATGTAGATTTTTAGTTATTGGCGACATCTTTTTCATTTTGCCCTCCTCCTTTGGGTAGTCTCGCATTTGAATACCATTTAGCACCCTCTACAAATCCCAGAGTTGACATTCTGTATCTTAAGGTTTCTAATTTTTGTATATCTGATAGCCACAAGTCATTGCATTCACTCATTGTATTTAGTATGTCTCGTAAATCATTGTAGCTTTTTAGTAGGTCACTATAATTATTTCCGCACATTTCTATACTTACTTTTTCATTTTTCTTGTATTTGACTTTTGTTTCTTTATTTGAATTTTTCATCATATCTCCTTTGTAATGTGTTATATGTATCACTGTCTGCCTCATTGAGCAATAACTCTGCATCTTTTAGGTCACGAATGTATGTTACTAGTTCATCTCTACCTACATCTATATCGGTGCGTCCATATATTGTTTCGATAATTTCTTCAAGGTAATTCTCTAAATTATCAACCTCATCAAGAGCTTGTTCCAACTCTCCTTGCTCTTCTTCAAGAGAATTCTTGAGTTCATCTACTTCTTCTTGTAATTCTCTTATTACCTCTCCTTTACTTTCATGACAAGAACTTAAAGCAGTGCGTAATTTATCAATTTCTGCATACATTCTTTTAAATTCATTATGTATTGTCATTTTATTACTCCTTTTATTATCTTTAATATTTTTGTTAACCAGTTAGTTTTTTGAGGTCTAGGTTTCTTTGGTTCTTCAATACCTAGACCATCTTCTGAAGTCCATTTTGCTTTATTCACCAAGGTACTCCATTGCCTCTTTGAGTTCCTCATACTGCTCCTGGTCTAACCAATCTACGCTGAATTGATAATTTTCCCATTGGTGAGAGAACCTTACCACATTGTCTTCATCAAAAAGTAATGTGTATCCTATGTGGTCATCAGCACATGCCTCTATAAAGTCTAACGCACATATGAAACCTTCAGTATATCCATGAAAGAAACCCATTACAAAGTTTCGTTGATTTTCTTGCCAGCTTGATGCATTTCCAATCACGCTGTAGCACATTGGTACTGTTCCCTCTTTCATATTACTTCTCCTTATCTATTCTGTAATATTTTTGTATGAATTCAATTAATCTATTAGCGTCATGAGTTGATATAAAATCCCACTTTTTTAGTTCTTCATCCCAATCTGGTGTTGTTTCTAATACAATTCCTTTTTCTGAGCCATTTGCCCAAAAATCTATAAACCAATCTTTTGAGTCTAACACCATATGTGATAAATCCCATAGTTCATATACATCTGCCTTTATACCTTCTGTTGATATTATTAATTTCATATTGTTCTCCTTTTATATTTTTGTTATTTTATTTTCTATTTCATTTAGTTCATTTTTTGCATTTGTTTTTAACATCTGTCTATTCAACCATTTTTTACCTCTTAACTCTGGTCTGTGTTGTTGTATTTTTCTTCCACATCTGCTAACTGATTCATGTTTAGGCATATTAGTATTCTTTGCTATATGTATTAGCAAATCCAACCCTGATTGCTCTTTAGTATCAAATTCTAAACTTTTAAGCCTATCCAACCATACATGTGCTAATAAGGCTCTTGAATCATCTCTTAAATATGGTTTTTCTGTATATAGTCTTGTGACTAAATCTGTTATTGATAACATATCTTTTTTCATTTTGTTCTCCTATTCGTAGTCTTTCCATACATTGAATTCTCTTGCTGATACTGTTAATGTTTCACAATCAATTACATAAGTTCCATTATCAATATTATCGAAGTCTAATTCTTTTACTAATCCTACTCCTAATGATAAATTTCCATCTATATAATCATGGATAACACCTATTAACCTTGCTTTTGCATATACAATATCACCCATTCTTGATCCCATTCTTTCTCTTGCTTTTCTTAAAAAATGTTCAACTTGTCCAGCAGAACCGTTCCAATGAAGATATATCCCTACTTCATCTTCGTTAAAACCTTCTTTAATGTTATTTCTTAAACATAATACTGCTCTATTACCCATGTTTTTCTCCTTATTAAATAATTAAAAGGGCACTTTTGTTAATGTCTTACCCAGGACATTTCACACAACAAAGGTTCATTAACCGACAATTTCCCCTTCAACCCTTTTACGGTTGGGTTAGGTTGTGTTTACTATCTTTTTAGTTTGTTTTTGTTTAGGTTATATTCAATCTTTTCTTTAACATTTGTCCAATAATCATATACGTTTTGAAAGTCCCTTATTGCTTGTGTTTCTTCAGGAAAACCTTTGTATAATTTAGCTTGATTAGTTAGGTCTGCGTGTGATATGCAGTCTGCCAATATCTTTTGAAACCCTCCTAATCTTCTGTATTGCCAATCGTAAACAAATCTTTCACCCCTTGTTGTCTTACAGTCCTTCGTATTCGTATCCATCTTTGTCCTCCTCTATTTCTTTTATTTCTTGTTTAATCAATTCATATTCACATATTTTGTAGATATCTTTTGCATCTTCTTTGACTTTTGCAGTTTTATCTACTGCTGTTAAAAATAGAATGTCAGTTAGGTTTTGTTCCATATAACTCCGCACCTTTTGTATTTGTTCTTTACTGCATTTTTGAAGTTCTATGTCTGCTTTTATTTGGTTTTCTATTACATTACTTAATGCTCTTGGCATAATACTTCTAAATCTGCCATATGTATCGTTTACATCTTTTTGTATTTTTTCTATTAATTTTCTATTTTTCATTTGATTCTCCTAGTTTATTAGTAGTAACATTACTATTATCCAAATTGTAGTAATGGTTATTGCATATGGTTGTTTAACATTTCTATGTGAAGGCTTTCTTCCTACTTTAAAACACCTTATGTTTAATACTATTGTTGTTAATAATAATGCGATTACAATTATTACTATGGTTGAGTGCATTGTAATATATATGTTTGACATTTCATTCCTCCTTATTATGGACAAAATTGTAATCTAGAACGTTCTTCTTTTATATTGTCAATGTTAAAATCACCACCCTCTAAATTCCCATCGAATTCTGCTATTTCCATCGCAGTATTCTCTAGTTTTTCTTTTGAAAGTGGCACTTCGCTTGTTATTTTTAATGTTTCATATTTGTAGTAAGATTGAGAAACATCAACCTCATATGTATAAATTTCTCTCATATTATTTTTCCTTTTTAGGATTGATTACTTCATCCCAAACCCAACATCTAAATTGTGACTTGTTGTATGGAAATTGTAAATTATTTTGACATTCGTCTTGGAAATCCCATAATAGCAATTGCATTTGTTCTACATTTTTGTTTAGCCATTCTGAAACTGCTTTCTTTATTGCTTGACTGCATTCTAATTCGTGTTTGTTTTTGATTAGTAATTTTGGCATCTTATTTCTCCTTATTTTTGTATGAGTTTTAGTTTGTTGGTATTTATCGCTATCAGGCTCTAGACATTCTTCATATTCACCATCTAGAGCCCTTTGTTCTTGTATTTCTATGTACATATCTCCTGATTTACTCATCGTAATACTCCTTATCATCCATTAGTTTTAGTTGCCATGGACTCAATATGTACGCAAGATATGTAAAAAGTGTTATAGATAAAACCACAAATATCGTTATTATTATGGTTGCTATTGCTATTTCCATTATTGTTCTCCAAAAAAAATGTGTGATTCATTTATAGTCTGAATCACACAAAAAGACTTTATTACTTAAAACGGAATTTCTTCCTCAAGTTCATCATCAAAACTTTCGTCTTTAATGAAAACAACTTTTCCATTTGGCTGTGCAGGTGGAATATCATCTTGCACTTTATTAAAGTTATCTAATTGACGAACAAATGTAGTGATAATTTCAGTAACATATCTAGTTATCTCTTCTTTATCGACATAATTTCTATGCTCTAATTTACCAGTTAAAGAAACTTGAGTTCCTTTCTTAACGTATTTCATTACGTTTTCTACATTCTTACCTCTCAATACAACTTGATGCCATTGAGTTTTAGTTTGTCTCTTACCATCTTTATCTGTCCACACATCGTCTGTAGCGATAGATAATGTTGCTTGTCTATTACCGTCTGGAAATGTATGGTCTACTGGGTCTCTGCCTAAACGACCTAAAATGTTTACTTGATTCATAATAGTACTCCTATATTGTTATAATTATCTAGATACAAACCTATGCACTAGTGTTTAAATAGTTTAATTTCATATTCAGGAACAGAACTACCAAGAACCTACAAGACCGCTCTTTGTCGGCGTAGGTTCAAAGATTCAAATTAGATGAGGTTTGTGTTATCCACTCTTATGACTAAATACTTAGAATAGTTTATCCCAAACCCCAAAACCATAAACTAAACGTTATTTAGAAAGTAGCTTTTTTCTCTTAACCAATAGCAAGTTCTACATCTTACTATTAATCCGTGGTTGTATATCGAACCACTACCCCTTTCATTTAATTTCAACGGGGCTAGATTGAAATTCATTTATAAAGCAAATGATAAAGGCTACTCTATGAGGAACGAATAGCCTTGACTTTTACTTTACATACCATAAGGTACGTTTTAGTTCTTCTCGATTACCAGTGAAGTCTGGACTGTAGTCATCAAAATGTCTATATTGGACGGCAACAAATGTACCACCAATATCTTCAATAGCAATATCGAAGAATTCAAGCAAGTCATCTTCAATACTCTTAAGCATACCAGTATTTTTAGATTGGTATGCTTTAGACCAGTCATCAATAATGAATACTTGACCATTTATTGATGAATGGTATGAACACTCATCTTTCGGTGAATCAATAACATTTGAGCAAGTTAAGAACATATATTTCTCCTATATTGTTAAAGTAAACGATAAAGGCTACTCTATGAGGAACGAATAGCCTTGACTTTTACTTTATGCTTTAACTAATTTGTAGACTTGACCGTTATTTTTATTATCATTGATAAAGCCTACTGCGTCTATGTAGCACATAAATAACTTTCTATCATTAATTGGATGCATAACAAACTTATCCTTTGTAGAATTGAAGATTGTATAGAATCCGTCTTTTTGCCAATTTTCGATATCATAACCTAATGTATTCATAATGCACCTCCGTGCTTAAAGTAAACGATAAAGGCTACTCTATGAGGAACGAATAGCCTTGACTTTTACTTTAAAACTTACAATCCCATTTCTTACCATCATGGCACCAGAATGACGCTACCTGATTTTCAATGTCTTCATATGAAACCAAAACATGAAATGTATAACAACATCTAGCCCAATCATCTCCATAAAATGGTAGATTGGCTGTTACTTTAATTCCTTCATCAGGATTTTCTAGAGTAAACTCATAGTCCTGATTTACAAGATTAAAAGTTACACTTGAGTCAAATACATCTGGTCTAGTGTCTAGAATATGATGAAAGAATTGTTTAGTGGACAAGCCACTCCTTACAAAAGCATTTTGTAACTGCTCTTGTAGTTCGTCTGATTTATTATTTCGCGAGACGCACCTCCTATTTATTATTTAAAACATTTTTTACCTCCTATTTATTAACAAAAAGAACTACTAAGAAAACACAAAGAAACGCTCTTTTTCGGCGTGTTTTCAAGTTAACCCTCAAATCGCCTACAGCCTTACTCGCACTAAGTAAATTCCTATGTTGCCCTTATAGAGAGAATATTTTTAGGGCTAAAATGAGAATGAGATGGGCACATTTTCTAGCTTATATATGCCCTCTATATAGAATCTATTATTAACTAAATAGACTTGTGCAATCACCCACCTATTATCTCAATAGGAAACATTAGAGGGAAAGCATAGAAGTCTATGCAGTCTATTTAGTTACTAATAGGTTCTAGAAGCATATCTTGTTAGGATATGATTCCAAGATACTGCTAAGTATCTTGAAGAACTCTGAGTATACTCTGAGTATACTTTAGGTGTACTCTGGGTTACAAATACACCTGATATATGTATCGGTGTCTTAAGAGAATCTATAGAGAGTACAGGTGGGATACTACCTGTATATTCTCTCTATAAATTCCTATGTTGCCCTTATAGAGAGAATAAGTACTCTGAGAGCTCCAAGGATACACCTAAAAGAGCTTAAAAGAATAAACCAATACTACACCCAGGGTGTGAGAGAAGACAACACGTTGGCTTGCTCGAACCCTAGAAAGACCATCAGGGCTTTTTAGGCAAACCGAAGACAACGCAAGTGTCTAAGGTTTGTATTAAAAAAGTAAATGATAAAGGCTACTCGAACAGAATAGCCTTGACTTTTACTCTAACAGAACTGACAAGTAAGATGAATATCATATTGTCTTTCAAGTTTACGTTGAACGTCTTCTAGTTCATAGTATGCTCGATGCTTATCCGATTCAGGATAGTTATCATCATCTTGAATGAATAGTACGAGGTCAGTCCAGTATTGAAGTAATGCCTCAAGTTTTTCATTGTCTCGATGGATGTCATCAACAATATGCTGTTGTGTTACTTTTGGGTCTTCCATGATAGTACTCCTGTTGTAGTTATAAAGAATCACATAGGGCACACAAGTGTTCTTTACGGCGTGTGACCCAGGCTCTACCAGTATTAAGGGGGGTCTCCAACATATTTCCACCCCATGCTTATATATGATAACCCATAAACGATAACCTTATATATTTCACAGATTCAGGATATAATAAACATGGAATGCTTTTTTTACTAGGGTGTTCCAACAACCGAGGTTGCTCAATTAAGAGAACCTCATTTTTAATAACTCGCTTAATAATAGGAGAATGAGTATGCAAGACTTAACAATGTTTGACCCGTTTAAAAATTTAACTGTAGGATTCGATGATGTATTTGAACAACTATCTGATCTTACACGTTTTGAAGTACCAAAATATCCACCGTACAATATAAGAAAAACAGAAGGAAATAAATATCAACTTGAGATGGCATTAGCTGGTTTCAATAAAGTTGACTTAGATGTGGAAGTTAAAGACAACACTCTAAAAATTTCTGGAAATAATTCTGATGAAGAGGAAGGTGGTTTTGTTTATAAAGGTATAGCACAGAGAGCATTCACAAGACAATGGGCTTTAGCTGATTACCTTAAAGTATTTAACGCCAAGTTCAAGGATGGAGTTCTTACCATAGATATGGAGCTAGACCAGCCTGAAAGTAAAGTAAAAAAAGTAAAGATTAAATAAGTATGTTTGCTATATTACTTGCTGTAGCTTTACTTATTGTGGTGTTAATTAGATAAAATAATAACCCCCTTTAATCGGGGGGTTGTTTTACATCTAAGCAATAAAGGGAGTTGTATATGTTAAATCTAGAAGAAATTTCAGATGATGAATACAAGGAAATGTATATTGCAAGTTTAATGTTGTTATCGAAAGATTCTTCATTAGAAACAGCACATGCATCTGTAATGGCATTACTAGAATATACCGAAATTGAATTTCTCCTAGAAGAGACTAAAAGCAAATATAAAAATTAAACCTATGCCTATACATAAAACTACTTGGTGGGAAATGGATGAATTTATCAACAGAGGAAAGATTGATGGCAAAACAAAAATTCGGAAGGGAAAAAACAAAAGCAGAAAAAGCGGCTTTAGAGAATTTAATGGAAAAAGGAAAGGAACATAGATTTAAGCCAGGGGTGTCGGGGAATCCAAACGGCAGGCCTTTAGGTTCAAAAAACAAAATTAAAAATACAGGAGCAACTGTTGCAGAAGCATTTGCTGAATTAAATGATCGATTAATGAGCAATGGAGAGATGTTAGCAGCTATTGCAGAAAAAGCATTAAGAGAAGATACTATGACTGGTTTAAAAATTGCTTTAGAATGTGTCAAAGAGGCAAACAAATATATCGAGCCTACGATGGATGCAAAAGAAAATAATAAAGTTAAGCCTGTAGAAGATATTAGCACAAACGAAATTAAAGAAAGATTATTTAAAATTGTTAATGGGTAAGGAGGTGATAAATGCAAAAGCTGAAAAACTTGTTGAGAGATATAGTTGCATTAGTTAAAAAATTTTTAAAAGATTTAAAAGTTAGATTACTAAAATGAAAAAGGATTACGAAGCTTACGAGTTACTAGATGAACTAGAAAAAAGAAAAACTTGGAAGCGATGGAAAAGGAATCCTAGAGACTTTATCGAAGAAGCACTAAAGATCTACCCTAAAGACGCTGACAAAGGATTGATATCATTAAACATTAACAAAGCTCAAGAGGCTGTTATTACAGAATATAACAAACAAATGAGAGAAAAAGGTTATGTAAGAATGATTATATCTAAGTATCGTCAGGCGGGATTTTCAACAATCTCTAGTGCTTTGATATTCCATAGAACTCTATTTTATAAGAATACTAGAGCGGTTATTATCTCTTTAGACAAACCCACTACTGAAAGTATTTTTAGCATGTCTAAAACCTTTTGGGAGAACTTACCCGACAATATTAAGCCAAAGCTAGGGGTGTCTAATAAAAGAGAAATGGTCTTCTCTAACAACGATTCTAAATTTAGATTATTCACTGCAGGTGCAGATAACCCAGGAAGGGGAACAACTAACACAGCATTGTTGTGTGACGAAACCGCTTTCTTTCAAAATGCCGACAAGGTAATGGCAGGTTTGTTTCAATCTGTTGCATTAACAAAAGGCAGCATAATAATTATAAACAGCACCTCAAATGGTGCTCAAGGTGTTTATTATGATTTATGGAACAAAGCAGAAAAGGGAGATGGTAATTTCACCCCTTTGTTTGTTCCGTGGTATTTACAAGATGAGTATAGATTAATATCTCCAGACAACTTAGAACTTACTCCAGATGAGGAAAAGCTAAAAGAAAAATGGGTTTTGGATAATGATCAAATATACTGGCGTAGGATTAAGATTGCTGAAACATCAACTGCGATGTTTAAACAAGAATATCCATTTACAGCTGAAGAATCATTTCTACAATCTGGTAGTTCAGTATTTAGCAAAGAGACTTTAGATAAATATGTCCCTTCAGATCCTGAATCAATAAGAGAATATAATGATGCTTATTCAGCATTCGATGAATCAAATGAGGGTAGCCTTTTAGTATGGCAAGCCCCTCGTAGAAAAATAAAATATTTAATTGGGGCAGACGTAGCTTTAGGTGTGAAGGCAGATTATTCAGTAGCAACTGTAATGACGCAAGACAGAGAAGTTGTTGCAATTTATAGAAGCAATAGAACAGACCCTGTTAGGTATGGAAGGATTTTATTTTATTTAGGAAGATGGTACAATAATGCATTAATATGTCCAGAAGCAAATTCAATCGGTGTCGCAACAGTGCAGCAATTATATGGTATGAATTATCCAAATTTATATCAACAAAAAAAGACTGCTAATACTGTAGTTGATAGTATTAACCATTTAGGCTTTAAAACAACATCAGCAACAAGGGCACCAATTATTTCTAACTTAAGAAGAATGATTGAAGATGAGGATATAGCAATTCCCAGTGCATTAGCTATAGAAGAACTAAGAAACTTTATCATTACGCCTCAAGGTAAATCAGAGGCATCAGTGGGACATCATGACGATATAGTTATGAGTTTAGCGATTACTTGTGAAGCTTATAGAACACATGGAAACGCATTATCAAGTAGGGCTTTTAGTTGGGGAGAAATTAACACCCAATATCAACAAGACGAAACAAAATGGTTGTAAAGGATATTTATGGGGAATGAAAAAAAAACTCCTGGTCAAATAGGAATTTGGCACGGATTAAGTAAAGGATATGATGCTTTTAAAAAGCCAGACTATGATAGTAACCTCAATAAGGGTCAAAGATCTGAAGCAGAACAAGAAGTATGGGATGAGTATAGTAGATATAAACATTATGCAGGAGAAGCTTTAAAAAAGGGAGAAATAACTGAAGAGCAGTTTAACTATATAAAAGGAAAAGCTGGAGCCAATACAGTTATGAATCATTATGTTGATAGGAAAAAAAACCCTTTTTTACATGGATTAGCAAATAATGGTATGAACATGTATTATCAGTTCAAACAATCCTGGGATGGAGACCAGCCATGGTTAGAAGCTATTAAAGATTATTGGCAACAAGATGCTGGGGTAGAAGACACAACCCCTCTTTCCAAACCTTGGAAGGAAATAGAATATTGGAAAAATATTAATAAAAAAGGACCACTTAGCAATTAATAAGCGAGCGAGCGAATGAGCAAAAATACAATAGAAAAAATAGATGATGACATGTTAATTGAATCAATTGACAGGAATATTCGTAACGCCTCTGGCGGTTATACGGGTTCATCGGATGCTTCAAAAAGAAGGGAAAACTCTGTTTATGAAATGAGTTTGGAGGCCAAAGGCGATTTAAAGCCACAAGGCGTATCCAAGATTGTTTCTTCCGATTCTGCAGAAATAGCAGAAGGTTATACAGCATTACTAACAAAACTGTTACTTGATAATAATAAATTAGCACTATTTGCGCCTTATAGCAATGAAATAGCTCATATTAAAGCTTCCCAGATTGCTACAGATGTGGTTAATTACTGCTTATTCAACTCTAATTCTGATGGTTGGGTTAAACTAGAAACCTGGATTAAGAGTGCAGTAGTCTTCGGAAATAGTGCTTTAACCTGGGGCTGGGAAGAAATTTTTGATTACGAAGTTGAAGAGTATGAAAAAATACAAGAAGTTGTTTTAGATCAAATTTTAGCAGATAGAGATATAGAAATAGTTGGTGATTTACAAATTCAAGATGACGAAGATTTTGCCTTTGAAGATAGAAATTCTATTGTTTATGAGAATGTTAGATTAAGACGAAAGATCGACAAGTCTGGAGTAAAAATAAAAAACATTCCGCCAGAATCATTCTTGATTGATAAAAATGCAGAATCAATTACTGAAGCTAGATTTGTAGGTTTAGTCACAGATATGACTCGTTCTGATATTAGAAGGAACTGGCCAGATTTTACTGGGGATTTATCTGAACTAGGAGAAGAGTCTTCATTTAGAGATTCAGAATGGTCATTAGAAAGCTATGCTCGTAAGCAATCAGCAGGACAAGATAATTGGATAAACTCAGATGATGAAGAAGATGAGGCTAATATTTCTATTACTGTTGTCGAGTGCTGGATAAGGTCAGATCGTGATGGCGATGGCATTGCTGAATTAAAGCATGTTATAAAAGCTGGCAATACAATTCTTGAGGAGGAGGATGCTTCATATATACCTATAGCAATTTTAAATCCAGTTGAGATTCCTCATGAATTTTACGGATTATCTTTACTAGATATGGCTCGCCCACAAACACAAGCAACAACTGCAATAATGAGGGGGTTTGTAGAGAATGTTTATTTTGGTAACTATGGTAGAACTTTAGCAGATCCAAATGTAGTAGACTTCTCAGCATTACAAAATCCTTTACCAAAACAGATTATTGCTACCAATGGTAATCCAAATGGTGCTATACAACAATTACAGCCAGAGCCAATTAGTCCAGGAACAGCTGGAATGTTAGAATTTTTAGGATTACAAAAAGAGCAATCTACTGGTCTTACTAAAACAGCAATGGGTTTAAATGACACTCTTTATGTTTCAGGTAACTCTGAAACCAAAATGGGTAATGCTCAAAATGCTGCACAGGTTCGTGTTGAACATATAGCTAGAAGGTTTGTAGAAAGTGGAATTAAAGATTTGTGCAGGGGTGTTCTTAGAGAAATGAAGAACAATCTAAAAAATCCTATGCGTTATAAAACAGAACAGGGGTATGCGTCATTAACAACAGAAGAGCTTCAAACAATGCCTGCAAATATGGATTTAGAAATTCAAGCTAATCTTGGCGAGAATTCAAATCAGAATACAGGATTTAAATTAAATCAGATTGCTGAATTACTTCCTATGATGGCAGAGAATCCTGAAGCATCTCCATATATTAATCCTATGGCAGCTTTTAATTTAGCAACCGATATTGTAGCAAATATGGGATTAGACCCTACTAGATATTTAGCAGACCCAAGTGACCAAGACTCACAACAACATATTCAACAAAAACAACAAGAAGCTTCTCAAATGGCAGAACAGTCAAAACAAGTTGAACTTGAGAAAGCCAAACTTGATGCTAAAACAGCCGAGGCAAATATTAGTTTCTTAAAGGCTGAAGTAGATAATAAGAAGATTGATAATAAAAGGCAATTATTGGAAGCCGAAGATGAGTCAAATCGTAAGTGGGCTGAAATTGCTATTAAAGCACAAGGAACTGAAGGAGCACAAATTCCTAGTAAAATTCCTGTAAACTTTAAAGAATTATATCAAGATACAGAACAAGAAGAAAAACAAAATGCAGAAGCTCAAGAGCAAGGATCTCAAATGGCTCAAGCTGCAATAGATAATCCAGAACAAGCAATGCAGATGGCACAACAGTCAGGATTAATAAATCAACAATAATGATGAGAGAGAGATGACACAAAAATATAAAAGACATCAGGACTATAAAAAAGGCTCTGATGGTAAACCTAAAAAAGTATCTGTTTATGATAATGCACAAAGAACCTTGACTAAAGGTTATCAATGTGATGAAATAAAAGATACCATGACAATGGTAACTGAAGATATTCTTAATGATTTGTTTAGACAATGGTTAGAAACTAAACATTTTGAAACAGAATCTAGAGAGTTTATCTATAAGTTAGCTATTAGTCAGGGAGCAGTAATGAACAATATCGAGCGGTCAATTACTGCAAAAAATAATAAAGCTCGTGAACTTGAAGGTGATGAATGATGAGTGATGTTAATAAAAAAGCCTTAGAGAGGGTTGAATCTAGTATTCAAGCCACTATAAGCACTATGGCGTTAGGTAGAGGACTTAGTATGCAAGCAGGTGATTTAGTTCAATTAGTTGAAGCTAAGAGATACTTGCTTAGTTTAGAAAAACCTAAAGCCAAAAAATAAGAGGTTCTATTTAAGAACTATTTGATGAATGATTGAGAGGGTTTAGATAGACCCTCCTAAAATTAGGAGACTATATGTCAGAACAAAAAAGCGAAGCTACCCAATCGGATGAGTCGCAAGTTTCGGACTTTGACTTTGATGCTTTAGCGGATGAAGTTTTAGGTTTAGAGCCAGAAACAGCTACCCAAGAAAGCAGCGAAGAAACAGAAGAACTCATAGACGATGATCCCATTGTTGACGAGGACGCTGAAGAAGTTGATGAAGTTGAGGGAGATAATGAAGAGGAAGAAGTAGAAAATGAGGATGAGTCTGAGGACGCTACCCAAGAAGATACTACTGATGAATCAGAAGAAGGTGAAGAAGAAATTGATATGGATTTCACTGTACCAGTTAAGATTGATGGTGAAGAAGGTGAAGTAACTATGGAAGAGCTTATTGCCAATTATCAAACTAAACAACATCAGTCAAAGAAAGGGGATGAACTTGCGAAACAGGCAAAAGAGTTAGATGCTTATAAAGCAGATGCTCAAATATTTGCCCAAATTAATGCGCAACTACTACAAGACCAAGATGACAAAGACAAACGAATCTTAGCTAACCTTGAGAAAAAGGTTGACGATGCTTATGATGAGGATGACTATGATGCTTCAAAGTTAGAAAGACAACTTAACAAAGCAACACAGGAATACAATCAACGTAGGTCTAATAGAGAAACGATGTTGGAAAGTATGGGACAAAAAGTTAGGGAAGAACAAGTGAAACAATTTAACTCACAGGTTGAAGACTTTCACAAGGTTATACCTAACTACATTTCAGACTGGTCAGAAGATGTAGCACAAGCCAATAGAAAGTTTGCTTTAGATGAAAAACTTCCTGAACAGCTTGTTGACTATATGGTTGACCCAGCAGTTGTAGCATTTGTGGACAAATTTAGAAGATTATCTGAGACAACTTCTAAGGGGGCTGTAAAAAGAAAGAAGGCTCCAGTTAAAAGAGTTTCAGCTAAAAAGCCTGTTTCAAAATCAACTAAAAAAGCAAACAGGGTTGATTTATCTAGGCAAAAGATTGAAAAAGGCAAAGGATCAGAGAATGATAAAAAAATTCTCTTTGATAATGTTATCGATAATATGTTTGGGTAGTCACCCTGTTTTAATATAAGGATAGTTAAAATGGCTACAAAATTTGGTACTACTGCCATATCGGGCAGTTACTCGGCCCAGGGATCACAACGTGAGGACCTGGCAAATTGGATCTCGAATATTTCGAGAGATATGACACCATTTATGTCGTCTATCGGTAAAAGCAAAGCTTCTGCCGTAACACATGAATGGTCAACTGATACTTTAGCTGCTGCTTCTTTGCAGGCTGCTGTTGAAGGTTCAAGCTTCGCAGAATCAGATGGTCCTGTTGTACAGAAGATTGATAACAAAACACAAATCTTTACTAAAGGTATTCGTGTTTCTGGAACTCTTGAAGCTGTTGATAAGGCTGGACGTAAGTCTGAATTCAAATATCAGACTGAGAAGCGTGGTAAGGAAATCATGCGTGACATTGAGAAGACTTTAGTTTCTACTCAAGTTAAAGGCACGCAAGGTAGTTCAGCGTCTGGAAACATTCAAGCTTACGCTCGGAAGATGGGTGGTTATCAGTCATATGCTGGTGTAGCAGAATCTGTTGCAACTGTAACTTCTGGCTCATTAACAGTAACGCAAGCTGCTGGTGATGGTTCTGATGTTGCATCTTCTGCAGGTACTGGTAAAGCAGCTGCACCATTTACTCTGGCAAGCATTAATGAAGTTCTTCGTGAAATTAACGGTGAAACTTCTGCGGCTCCATCTAGAGTAATGATGTCTACAGCAAATAAAGTAAACTTCTCTAATCTAGTCAATACTTCTTCTATGAATACTCGTAGAAATATTGATGAGAAAGGTAAGTTACGCCAATCAGTTGACTTATATGAGTCAGACTTTGGTGATGTTGAGTTAGTACACAACTACTTAATGGCTGATACTGAAGTATTTGTTTATGATCCTTCATTGTTGTCAGTGTCAACTCTTCGTCCAATTCACTTCCGTGATATTAACGAAGATGGTGACTCTCTGCGTTCATACATGGTACACGAAACTACTTTGGAAGCTAAGTCTCCATCTGGTAACGGTATTATCATTGACGTTTCACTAACGTAATAAGTGATTAACCCCTTTCTTTTAAAGTTAGGGGTTATTTTTTAAAGGATTAATTATGGATAAAAAGTATTCGTTTAAAGATTATACTGCACATGAAAAAGGAAATTCTATAAGAGTTATCCAAGATATTGAACCACATTTGGAGTGGGCTAAACACCAAAGAGAATTAAGTAGAAATAATAAATTCTCAAAAAAAGACACGGGATTTAAACCGTTTTGTAATGTACCTGATTCTATAGCATTAGATATTATGACAAAATACGGTATAAACATTCACGACAAAAATATACAACCAGAAGAAATGAGAAAGTTCAAAAGAATTATAAAAACAGATTACCCTCATTTAATGTATTACTAGGAGATTTGCATGGCCACCATTAACAATCAGGCTACATTACGCACAGCAATTGCGGACTGGCTAAACAGAACAGATTTAACTAACACCCAAATTGATCAATTTATTGAAATGGGTGAGGCAATGGTATATGAGACATTAAGAGTTCCAACATTAGAAAGTATAGAAAGTTTTTCAATTTCTAATTCTAGTATTACCATACCATCTGGCTATTTAGAATTGCGAGAATTAAGAAAATTAGGAGATGGAA